ACTATTTTAGTATCAGGATTTACACAACATTTAACCATGATATCAGGATTATATACTGGGTTAGTACCAACACCTGCAGGACCAGTACCAACACCTGTGCCATGGGTGGGAGTATCATAGAGGTTTTTAACCGACAATTTAGTAATAGTTATATTTATATATGATAAAGTATATTTAGAGGAGAAACATGTCAACAAACAAATTAGCACAAGTTATAAGAAAGATTGTTCGTGAAGAGGTTCGTAAAGAAGTACGTACTCTATTAAATGAACAAAAAGCAGCAAAACCAAAGGTTACAAAAAAAGAATTTAAAAAAGGCTTAAAGCATGCATTAGGTCTTCAAGATGGTATTGAGCGAGCAGCACGTAAACCTAAACCTAGAGCTCAAAAGCAATATACTAAAAATGCTACATTAAATGCAATATTGAATGAAACAGCTGGAGAGATAGAAGCAGGAAATCAAGAATATCCAACTATGAATCGACAAGCATATACAGCAGATTCAGCACAAGGATTTGATAGATCATCATTAGCAGCTAAAATGGGGTATGGGGATATGAATCCTTCAGGAACTCCATCAATACAGGAAATGATGCCTAAAACTAATATAGCAGGTGGAGTTAATCATGCTACTGAAGTTGATCCTGGAGTAGCAAAAGCACTAACTAGAGATTATTCTGAGTTAGTAAAAAAGTTTAAAAAGTAAAAAATGGCAAACTTGTTCGGTAGAGATGATATTGGTATAGGGATAGCGTTACCGTTTGGTTCTGGGAGATCTAATTTAAAATTAAATTATACAACTCTAGATCAAGCTAAAACTAATATAGTTAATCTTTTATTAACTAATAAAGGTGAACGGATTATGCAACCTCAGTTTGGTACTAATTTAAGAAGATTTTTATTTGAACCTAATACTCGAGATTTAACTTCAATGATCCGTACCGAAATAATGGATTCAGTTAAATTTTGGCTACCGTATGTAAAATTAGGACCAGTAAAAGTAAATCGTGATATAGAAAATATAGATCAGTATAAAATAGTAGTAGAGTTAAACTTTAGTGTAGTTGATGATATCACAGAATTCAAATCAGTAACTTTTAAGTTCGGCTCAGATGGTAGTGTAACAGTAATGAATATGTAGGAAAGACATGGCATCAATAAATAAAAAAATAAGCAAAGATATTAAATATACTGGTAAGGATTTTCCTACTATCCGTAAGAATTTATTAAATTTTGCAAAAACTTATTACCCAACAACCTTTAATGACTTCAGCGAAGCATCTCCAGGAATGATGTTCCTAGAGACGACTGCTTATGTAGGAGATGTATTGAGCTTTTACTTAGATAAACAGTTTAAGGAAACCTTACTACCCTACGCATCAGAACGTAAAAATGTTATATCCTTAGCTCAAGCTCTCGGGTATAAACCTAAGCAAGCTATATCAGCTAATGTTGATGTAGATATATTTCAAACTATTCCAGCTAAAGGAGCTGGTTTAAATAATAGACCAGATTTCGACTACGCACTATCTATTAGAGGTGGTATGAGAGTTAGATCTACTAATGGTACAGTATACAGACGTAACCTGCCAATAGATTTTACTGTATCAGGATCTACTAACCCTACAGAGGTCTCTATATTTTCTACAGATGATTCAACAGGAGACCCAACCTTTTATCTATTAAGAAAGCAAGCAGGATTTCAATCAGGGACACCAGTTACTGAAACTTTTCAAGTAGGTGCAGTGCAACCATTTTTACAGATAGCATTAGCTAGAACTAATATTATTGAAATAATTAAAGTTACAGATGCATCAGGAAAAGAGTGGACTGAAGTTCCATATTTAGCACAAGATACAGTATTTAAACAAGTACAGAATGATCAGTATGTTGATCCAGATTTAACCATATATAATCAAGAGACTCCATACTTACTTAAATTAAAAAAGACTTCAAAACGGTTTACCTCTAGAGTTCGTGAAGACGGTAGATATGTACTAGAGTTTGGTCCAGGAACTTCAACTAGGCCAGATGAAGAGGTTATACCAAATCCTAAAAATGCTGGATCTGCATTACCTACAGTAACTCCAACTAGTAATCAATTTATTGATCCATCTAATTTTATGTATACTAAAGCTTACGGAGAAGCACCATATAGTACTACTATAACAGTTGAGTATACTATTGGTAATGGTATAAAAGATAATGTTGCATCTGGTGAAATAGCTGACATAGATTTAATTAATTTTATTAGTGAAGGAGCGGGGCTAGATAGAGTCTTATTTAATAGTACTAAAAAATCAGTAGCAGCTACTAACCCAGTACCAGCTCAAGGTGGTAGAGGAGCAGAGTCTGCAGATGAAATACGTGATAACGCCTTAGCATTTTTTAACGCTCAAGGTCGAGTAGTTAGTAAAGATGATTATATGATTCGTACTATGACTATGCCAGGTAGTTTTGGTTCAGTAGCAAAAGTATATGCTACTCAAGATGAAAAATTAAATATTAGCGATACTAATAATAGATTGAGAAATCCATTCGCAGTAAGTTTATATACGTTATCATATAATGCAAATAAAGCGCTGGTAAAAACTAATCCAGCAACCAAAGAAAATATAAAAAGTTATCTAAGTCCATATAGGTTATTAACNGATTCAATTACTATTAAGAATGCTTTTATCATAAATATCGGTATAGATTTTGAAATATTAACATTACCAGGATTCAATAGTAATGATGTATTATTAAAATCTATTAAAAGCGTACAACAGTTTTTTAATATAGATGATTGGCAGATAAACCAACCTATTATATTATCAGACCTGTATACTGAATTATCTACTATAATGGGACTTCAGAGTATTGTAAAAATTGATGTATATAATCTTCAAGACGAGCAATCAGGATATTCAGGTAATATTTACGACATTAATCAAGCAACACGAAATCAGGTAATATACCCATCACTTGACCCTAGCATATTTGAAATTAAATATCCAAATTCAGATATTAAAGGACGTGTAGTATCAGTTTAGGAGCTATAAAATGATAAAATCTATATACGCAGATTCAGATAACACTATCTACGAAAAAACTGGAAGCTTAAATGCTGGGCTTGATTCAGTACTCGAATTAACTAAAATTTCTTCATCAGCTGGAATACATTCCTCTAGAATTTTAATTAAATTCCCTCTAGATCAAGTTAGTTCATCAGTAGCGGCNGGTAAAATTAATAACCCTCGATTTTATTTAAACCTATATCAAGCAGGNGCATTTGAAGTACCAAAAGAATATACCTTAATTGCATACGCTGTATCTCAATCTTGGGATGAAGGNTCAGGTAGGAAACTGGAACCTACTGCATTAAATTTATTTGATAATATAGCTTCTTCATGGATATATAGAGATAAGCAAGCAACTAGTATAGAGTATATAGCTGCAAGAGATACACAGTGGACTTCACGCTCTCTAGCTGACGGTTCAGCTATGGTATTTAATAGTGTTACNGGTGGTGGTACTTGGTATAACGATTATTACGGTACACAATCATTTGAACACGAATCAGCTGATTTAAGAATGGATGTAACCCCTGCTATACAGTACCTCTTGACCGGTAGTAGAAATAACGACGGGTTAATAATACTACGTTCAGGATCACAAGAAACTGATTCTACTAATTATGGTAGCGTTCAATTTTTTTCAAGACAGACTAATACGGTATATCAACCTAGACTAGAAGTAGTTTATGATGATTCAAGTTTTGATTCGTCTGGATTATCTGAATTAACTTCAGATCAAAGTGTAGTTTATGTAAAAAATCTTAAACATGAATATAGTACAAAAGAACAACCTAAAATTAGAGTAGTAGGACGTGATAGATATCCTACTAAAACTTTTTCTACTCAATCTAATTTTAAAACTATTAAATTTTTACCAACATCCTCTTATTATGGTGTGAAAGATGCGATCACAGAAGAGTTTATTATACCCTACAGTAATCAAGGAACTAAATTAAGTTGCGACTCATCAGGTAATTTTATGAAATTAGAAATGGATTCATTTATGCCTGAACGTTATTATAAACTATGTTTTCAAGTGACTCAATCAGATAGTTCAGTAGTCGTTTATGACGAAAACTTTTACTTTAAGGTTAATAGATAATGGCTATAAATAAAAAAGTTAATATAACTCGCGCTCAAAAGATACGAGATGCAGGTAAGACACCCTTACAGAAAGCTCAAGCTAATGTAGGTAGGTCAGATGTACCTATTGGTAAGCCTATACCTACAGTCATTGCACGACCGCTACCTGAATCACCAGTGCGTACATCAGGAGGTGAATCTCCTTATATACCACCTATTAAAGATGGTAAACCTAATCCGGAGTTTATAAGAACTATACCTCCACCTCCACCGAAGCCTGATCCTGAACGACCTCAACCAGAATCTCCAGTTAAAACTGAAATAGATAAGATTATTGAAGAGTCTAACGAGGTTATAAAAGAAATAGAAGGTAAGGTAGATCCGGGTAGACAACCTGTAGATCCGGTTCAAGATATAGTTAAACCACCTCCTGCTATAACACCAACTGAAGTTGCTTTAGAAAATCAAAAAGACTGTGACAATAGAGTAGAGTTTCCTAATATAGTTATTAATAACGAAGTTGTAGTAGATTTAGATTTAGGTCAAGAACAAACTCAATTTGATTTACCTGATCCTATAGTAGTAGAAGAGTTAAGAAGAGGTTGTACAGATCCTGATGCAGAAAATTATGATCCAGCAGCTTTAATAGATGATGGTAGTTGTGTATTTGCAGATCCAGAAACTGGAGACCCAATACCAGATGAACCAGAAGAACCGTTACCTAATATAGCTGCAATTACTGATTTTGTAGACAGCCACGGTAAACCAGTGTTTACAGTTCGTATCGAAGACGTAATAGATGAAGAAGAAATAGAATTAGAGAGCGGTGTCAAGCTTGAAGCTACAGTCGAGTTAGTAGGAGACATGGCTAGACCAAACCTTTCTGATAGCGATCTTATTTTATCAGAAGAAGATATAGAAGTTACTAAAAAGAAACAAGCAAGACTTGCAGTAGGTGAATTAGCAGGTGATACAAAACTAGCATCTGATGAGGATATAGTAATTATAGGTGACAGAGAGACTATAAAACAAAAATTAGTACGAAACGATAATGGGGTAATATTGTTAAAACCTAATGACTCACCTAAACTCAGAGTTAGCTTACGAAGTCAATCATTTACTCTATCTCAATATAGACGTACAATTGATACTGACTTTAAACAATTAATAGGGAAGATGTAATGCCATTTGATTATTATAAAAATATAGATGAAATAGACTTGACTTTTGGTCAAGTTAAAGCTCAGGTATATTCTTTAGACGATGTAACCTCAATGGATACAGTATATGGGTATTTACAAAATCCTATCTATGGTCAGAGTGATTTTGATCGAGTCGAGTTACATGTATATGATGTAAATAAAAGTTTACTTTTTTCTGATCATAAAGTTGAGGGTTGGTCTATAGGCTCTGATCTAGAAGGTATGCCTGTAGTAGATCTCGATATAAACGGTAACTTAAATAGTTTAGGTTTTGATAATGGTGTTTATGATGTAGTTTATAACTTTCATAGAGATGCAGTTGGAGGACCAGTAGGACCTAAATTTAAGATACACTCTATAAGTGCAGATCGTAAAGAGGTACGTATAGTACCATCAGTAGTAGAAGATGATGAAGTAAATCAAGGTGCTTTACTAGAAACTTTTTACAGCAGATTACAGCGACTTAAAGTTACTTCAGCAGTTACTGGACCATATACGCATGCAGCTATACCAAATAATCCCTTGTGGACTGCTCTACAATTAAATTTAGCCTATAATAAAATATTTACAGTTGCAGCTTGGTTAATAGATGATATTTTTCCAACTGACCCAGATGAACCTAATACAATATTACTTAAGCTTTATGAACCTATACCATCTAATATTAATGTAAACCATCAATCATGGTTAGTAGCAGAAGCAACTCAACCAGTTATTAATAGAGTAATGCTTGATGCACCGATTCTATTACAAGGTACAACAATCCAAGGACCTAACTTTGATTTATGCTTAGATGATACTGCTAGATTACAGACTGATTATAAAAGTTATAATCAAGTTTTAGGTACAGATCCTGACACACAAACAACTATACTAAATAGTTACAGTTCAAGCGCAGATGGTATACAGCTCAATATAGACTACTCTGTCTTTAGTAATTATGTACACTTTAGCTCTGCTAAGCAACGTATTGATAACTTTATATATAAACTTCAAGTTATAAATCAATACGATAGATCAGCACAAGAAATAGAATACAGTGATTTTGCAACTTCAGATGTATACATTTACGAGTATACAGGTTCTCGAGGAACCTTATACAATAAAAAATATCAAAAAAAGTGGGTAGATAAAAAAGTAAAATTAATAAACGAATTCGATGATTTTGAAAAATGGTTATACTTTGAAAGTGGTTCTGATTCAAAATATATTACCTTATCAGGATCAAAAGGAGGAGGAGAACGAGATTGGACTAGATCAGTTATAACACCATTTCCTAAATTATCAGGTTCATATAAAAACGCACGCTGGAAAGAAGACTACTTACAATGGGATTCAGATGATTTATTTGACTGGGCAGTTCATAGTATATTTTTACCAGGAGCTTCATATGAACTTTTAAATGTTAAAAACACTAAAGCTCTTAACTGGAGAAAATCTGCTGCAGCTTCTGCAAGTGCATTCGATAGTCAAAATAATAATTTATTAAGAAAAACTGTACCACAGTATTTAAGTGATCGCGGTAAAGATGATAATGAAACATATTTAAGATTTTTAGATTTAGTTGCTCAATCACATGATGTGTCTTGGACTTATACTAAATTCTTTACTGATCTTAACAACCGCTTACATAATACTAATTATGAAAATAAGCATGGTATGTCAGACGATTTAGTATACCATGTAGGTAAATCTTATGGTATTGATTTACTAACAGGTGACCCTAATCAAGAGCTATGGGAGTATAAATTAGGGAAGACTGAAAATGGTTTCTCAATACAAAGCTCACCAACTGCATCTATACGCACAATGACCGCTCAACAAAGAACAGCTGAGACTTGGAAACGTATTGTAAATAACTTACCACTTTTATTAAAAAGTAAAGGTACTATGACCGGAGTCCGTAGCTTAATAAACTGCTACGGTATACCAGAAGATATTTTACCCGTTTATGAGTATGGTTCAAGTAAGAAAAGTGAGCAAACAGTTTTATTTAAAGAACCTAATTTTAAATATTGCTTAAACTTTAATCAACAACAAGCAGTTGATACCTTCTGGGGACCTCACCATAAAACTGCAGGTTGGGTTACATCTAGTAATGTAACTCCTAATGCAGTAGAGGTTAGAGTATGGCCTGAAACTACAGTAGGAGTTCATACTCAATCAATATGGCAGGTAAACAATGAA